AACATCTACATCGACTACACCAAAAGTCACAACATCTACTACATCTACATCGACAACGCCACCGCCAGGTGTTACAACATCTACAACAACATCGACTACACCTAAGGTTACTACATCTACAACAACGTCGACCACATGTCCTCCTTGCTGCCCACCAAAAGGTAGGTGGTATTGGAAAGGCGACAACCCAACAGAAGATCAAACTTTAGATGATACGTATTATAATATATATGTAGAGCTCGCAACAAACCCAAGTAAGAGTGATAACAAATTTGTTCTTGGTGTTGATGCAACCCAAGCTACTAAGAGATTTGGAAGAGCTGGCGATCCGGATACATTTAAAGCCACTCCACAAGCGGGATTAATACTAAAAGATACGCCAGAAAGCACAGAGCCTGGATTTGAACAGTGTTTAGATGCTGGGGCTGCGCGAAGACGGGTGGAAGCTAGGATTTCTGAATTAGATGCTCGTATTGCCCAGTTAGAAAATCAACTGCAAGAGCTCAATCGGAGCGCGGAAGGCAGTGGAAGGGTGCAGAAGTTAATTGATAATGCCACTGAAACTCTTGCATCTGGTGTTAATATCAATGGTTCAGATCTTACTGAAAGTGATATTGATCGTATACAAAACGATATTGCTGGGTGGGTACAAGCAATTGCTGATTTCAACGCAGTGAGGGAAGCAACCCAGGGAACGTTACAAGCAGCTCAAGAATTAAAACAAACGCTAGAAGGGCAGCCACTACCGGGAGAGCCAGGTAGCGGATACGGTCTATGCTTTAAGCTTATATCTACTTCTCTTGGCGAGGGTGACGCTATTGATGGATTTAATATACAGCGATCTCCTGCAGAATCGGTCCTTACCGCTTGGCGCGCCGAGAATGGCCAAGGACCGGTGCCGATAGGGTATGAAGGTAATGGATGGAAATATTGTGAATGTTGCCCGGAAACAACCGGCACGTCGTCAACGTCAACATCCACATCCACGTCAACATCCACATCGACAACACCAAAACCAACAACATCCACGTCAACATCTACAACACCGTGTTGCATTCCGGAATGTTCGCCACCAGCAGATAGATTAGGAATGTGGTTTTGGGATGATGCTCAAAACAATTATTTAGTACCATATAATGGGGTCGCTAAAAAAGGCGGTGTGTTTTGGGAAGGGCCGGAATTTCAAGGAACTCCACAAGAAAAAGAAATTGCTTCTGCAATGTTGAATAATAATTTACCGGAAGCAACTAGATTATTTAACAAAATACCGGCAAAACAAAGACCGGAGTTAAGAGGGAGATTAGCAGCATGGGCGGCTCAATATCATAATGAAGATTTAAGACAGTGTTATAAGATTCATGATGCTGATTGGGTGAATCAAAATAAAGAGGTGCGTCCGTCAGATGATGTTGGTGCGGTTAACTTAGCGATCAACCCGGAGGCTGATATAGACGGCGATGGTACAGCTGATAAGGGAGAAGGTTGGGAAGAATGTCCGTGCTGTCCGTGTTGCCCACCGACAGTGTGTGGCCTATGCTGGTTTTATAGAGACGAATTTAACAATATATTTGCGCTACTAGGACAAGGAGAGTTTGTTCCTGGTTTCGAAGACGGTAAACAAAAAAGACGCGGTGTAATTGAATTACGAAGAGGGTTTACCGGCGCGGAACTGAAAGCGGCAGAAGACCAAGTAAAGGCTATAGAAGGTAAGGTAATTTTCCGGCCTCCTCCAGGTACTAGATTGACGTATGAGTTTGAAGTTGAGGTTCAGCAACGTAACCGTCAAGCGGATAAATTCGAATTTGATGTTGAAGAAGGTCTTGTTGTTGAATATTGCTGTACCGACCCTCCACCTGTTATAGATGGATTTGTTGATGAAGAAATTGAAGAAGCGTTCGATGAAGCTAAAGCTGCAAAAGAAAATCAGCAAGCAAAACAAGAAGCTTTTGATGAAATTGCCGGGGAGCTGCAGGATCTTCCCGGGGCGATGACAAACGAACAACTACAGCAGCTCCAGGACGCACAGTTTGAGCTCGTAGAAGCTAACCGTAGAGTTAATAACGCGAGACTAGGTTGGGAAGTAGCAAATGGTAATATTGATGGACCAGGATCACGTGGTTTACAGGGCCTTAAACATGTTATGGCTGATCAAATACTTGCTTTAAATCCAAATTGGAACGCTGACCAGCAAGAACTTCTTAGAGACGTAATCCAAGCAGAAATTAATTTACAAGAAGCAAACCCTGGTTTACGATCTTTTCCAGACGAGGCAGATGGAGCCGGCCGGTTTGAATTGTTGGCTGCTCGTCGTACCAAGCCAGAATTTGGGGGGAATGTTAGGGCTCAGGAGGCGTTTAATGAACTTGCTGATGATCCGGATCCGCGGCTTCCGCGCAATCCAGGTCTCGGCGGAGGTGGCTTTGCGCGTTTAGGGCCAGACGAGGCTCGTGAGCTAGGAGTGACTCCAGAGAATATAAGATGGGATCAAGACCGGATTGTCAGGCTTATTGCAGACGCGTTAGATAGAAGAGACGCAATTCAAGACAATGAGAACTTTGCTGATATCGCGGATCATAATAGACTGTCTAAAGATGAGATAGTTGGTGGGGATGAGTTAGATCCATTTGAAGATGATGAAGGTCGTAAATTTGATCCGAACCGAGCGATAGATGAGGATGGCGACGGTGTAATTTCAGATGAAGAGCGTGATCGTTTCGATGAGGATGGTGTACGTGGATTAGAAGATGTTGCTAAAAACTTCGATAAAGATTGTCAAACAGCTTGTAGACCTATCTGCTTTGAAGTTATTGATGCAGACTTTGTAAATAAAAATCCTCAATTAAGTCCTGCAATAGATGTTCTGATGTGGGTTAACGACTTAAAATTAAATCCTCAGAACGAAGATAAACCAAAGAAATTTACTACTAAAGATCTTGAGCCTGAAGACAGGGGCTTAGGTTGGAAGATGTGTGAATGCTGCCCATGTCCCCCAGTACCAAGTGTACCGCCTCCAGGTGGTGGCACCAATTTCACAATCACACTTGCTACAACACAAACGACACCGATCCCGGGACCGAAAATTCCCACAACAACGCCGACTACGCCGCCGCAGTTTACTACGCCGCCGATACCAACAACTTCTACTACTAGTAGTACAACGTCCACAACTACGTTTACTACACCGCCACTAACATTTACTACACTATGTCCTCCAGATGCTAAAGGAGGCCCTCGTTGCAATGTGCTCAAATGGTAGTAATTATTATTAATGACTAAGCTTACTGTTGGTATTTGTGTATACGATGATTACGATGGAGCATATTTTACAATGCAGTCAATTAGATTACACAACAGGGATATAATTGACAGACTTGAATTTGTAATTATTAACAACAACCCTAGATCTGAGCAAGGTAAAGCTCTTTATAATTACAAGGGATGGGTGAAAGAACCGCTAACATATATTGAATACGATAATTTTTCTTCTACAGCACTTAGGGACAAAATATTCGGGTTAGCGAACACAGAATATGTTTTAGTTATGGACTGCCATGTTCTTATTGCGAACGGATCATTAAAAAGATTGTTAGATTATTATGACAGTGGTAAGGATAAAGGCAACCTACTTCATGGACCACTTTTGTATGACGATTTAGAGTCTTATAGTACTCATTTTGATTTGAGTATATGGGGATCACATATGTGGGGTCAATGGGGAACAGATACACGAGCTGAGTCTATGAATTCTAAGCCATTTGAAATTGAGGCACAAGGATTAGGACTATTTACCTGCCGTAAGGATAGTTGGTTAGGGTTTAATCATAAATTTAGAGGATTTGGTGGTGAGGAAGGGTATATTCACGAAAAATATAGAAAAGCAGGTAAGAAAGTAATGTGCTTACCTTTCTTAAGATGGAATCACAGGTTTGATAGGCCTAATGGTGTGCCTTATCACAATGATCTAAAAGATAGGTTTAGAAACTATATGATCGGTCATGATGAGGTTGGTTTAGATACTAATCTTGTTATTGAGCAGTTTAAGGATGTAATACCCGCAGACTATATTGAAGAGGTTAAGAGTGAATTAAATATCAAATAATTTAATGAAGACTTTAGAAGAAGTACCTGGGGTCCCAAAAGTAACATGTTTATGTGCTACTAAGGGCAGATACGAATTACTTAGATCAGCAGTATCATACTTTTTATTACAGGATTACCCAAATAAAGAACTGTTGATTTTTAACAATCACGCAGAACCTATTAAATTGTCTTCCTTTGTTGAAAAGCAACACAATATTCATATTATAAACGGTGGTGAATTTAGCTCTATTGCTGATGTATACAATACCGCCTTATCACATGTGGATGAATGGGGTGGAGCGCCAACAGAATTTGTTGCAATATGGGATGATGATGATATTTACTTTCCATGGCATTTATCAACCGGATTAAAACATCTAGTAAAAGGTACACACCACGCGTGGCAGCCCCGGGAGCAACTATATATTGACTCAGGCTATGAGCTTTATCCAAAAATTGGTGCAATTAGGAATCATTGTGAGGGTAGTATGATTGTTAGGTATGATACGCTTAAGTCAGCAGGATTTGGTCCTAATGAGGGAGGCGGTCAACAGCATCCGCATCCAAAGTGGTGTAACCGTGTAAATGAGTTGGGAGGATTTACATATTCTGAAAAAGATGAAAATAGCTATGCATATTTTTGGGGCGGGCAGGACGACCGACAAAAACCGTGGTATATTCATTTAACAAATGGCGGCTTTGAAGGTAACACTCAAAATAATGATACCGGTGGAGGGAGTCCGCTGTATCCGGGTCCTACATACTATAATTTTATTTGTAAAAACCTATATCTTAAAAAATACGACGAGGAATATACAGCTGAAGAAAAAGAAGCTGTGGTAACAAGATTAAACTCTTACGATTGGTCTTTTTTCGAGGAAAGGAAGCTATTTACTTTCTGGGAAGGAGAAAAACCATATTTTATTGAAAAATGCTTAGAGTCGATGGAAAAAAATTCTAACTGCATTTTTGAGATCTGGGACACAGAAAAGCTTAAAAATACATTTGAGGATATACCAAAGGAATATGATTCACTATGTGTTGAGTTTAAATCGGATTACGCGAGACAGCGCATATTATATGAATACGGGGGGATGTGGCTGGATGCAGATATGTTAGTCATTGATGATTTATATAATGCAGTAATAAAGTATACCTGGGATTATGATCAGGTTCAACCCTTAGAAAACCCTGACGCATTAAGTATAAACATTTGCGCAATGGCCTGTAGACCAAAATCACAGGTTTTTAAACGGGTTATGGAGTCAGTAAATGCAGTTATGCCTCTCCGTATAGGGTGGGGCGATCTTCTAAATACCCCGACAAAGTATAGTATTCGTGAGTACGCGACACGAAACTTAGTTAAGTATATTGATGAATCTGTAATCTCGCTCAAGCTTGTACAAAGTCCACATGGTGCGTTTTCAGAGCTGTATTCTTCGACAGAAATGTCTTTGGATGAGATCATACTACCTGATACTGCAGTAGTTACTCTTCATTCATCACAAATTAGACATAAACAAAAAGACATAATGCCAAAAGATTACCTACTTCAACGGATGTTAGATAAATACACCGAAACTAAACTAACAGAAGACAGTGAACCGGCGCCAGATATTCCATTAGAGGATCTAATAAACACTCTTAAACACTCTATTCACGATTCTGTAAATCATCACTCTAGTTTAGATGATAATGGATGTATACCTTCGTTAGGGTGTCCACAAGCAATGTCTTCGCCCAAGGTAAAACATTTATTTAACAGTATTTTATCAAGACTTCCTCAAGGCACGCGGTACTTAGAAATAGGTTGCTGGGAAGGTGGTATTTTTATACCAGCTATGTATAATAACAATCATATTAAACCAACGGTAATCGATATTTTTACTGACCCAAACGGAGTAGAAGATAATAAATTAGATTCTTGGGAACACCACACCATTACAAAAAATACTTTCTTTGCAAATCTAGAAGCTTATATACCGCATCATGATATTGAAGTATTTGTAAAGGATTGTTTTGAAGAAGCAATATTACCCGTAAACAGAAAATACAATGTTTATTTTTATGACGGGCCTCATGATTTCGAGTCACAGAAACGAGCGTTAACTCACTATTTACCTCATTTAAACGATATATTTATATACATAGTTGATGATTATGAAGACCTACCTGTTAAAAGCGGGACTCTAGCAGGTATTAAAGAATGTGGATTCAAGATTCACTATAGTCACGAACTATTTTCTAGATGGAATGGTGATACGTGTAACTACTGGAACGGAGTAGGTGTTTTTGTACTAGAAAAACAAATAGTTAATGAAAGATGATTTAACGTTACTATTTGTAGGGTGCGACGGTTACACAGACTTTACAAAGCTAGCCATTGCTGAGTTTAAAGAGTGGGACGTGCAAAAGATCAATGCTTCACACACGGAGTCTGTTGAGAGAGATGACACATGTGATATCCTAACTCCGGAGTTTTTTGATAAACCAACAGACATCATGCCATTAGGACGCGATATACTTGTTCCGAGAATATTAAAAGTGATTCGGGAGCATATTCGAACGCCATACATATTATGGGTAATGTCAGACCAACTCTACAAAGAGCCAAATATTAATAAATTTAAATCATGGATAGAGGTTATGAAGACTTTTAATATTACTAATTTAAAAGTTTCAATTCATGGGACCCCGGGAGAGAAAAACGAAAATGAAATTGTACATTCTTCTAAATCTACTGGTATAATTAAATGGGGGTATAAATCTCCTTACCTAGTTGCTCACCATGGCAGTATTTTTGAAAAAAACTATTTAATTAATACGCTTCAATTTACTCTTGATTCATACGGGAATATGGGGTACGACCACGAAATGGCATATTATATAGGTGGGTGGTTTAACCCAGCAAGAGTTGAATTAGTTAAACAAAAAAATACTGATAATCGACAGATAAGATGCGCTTATGTAGCTGAACCACAAGTAGAAATTATTTCTTGCTTAAGCTTGGGTAAATTAACAGAGTGTGGGTATGAATATATCCAAAATTGTTCTCTAATAGAAGCTGAACCTTTAAAGAAATTTAAGATTGGTGAGTTTTGCCCACAAAAACTATAAATTGCCAAGAGAAGCTTCAACCTTAAGATCGTGTCTCATAGAGTGATATCTTTCATCAATATACTTTTGGAAAGCTAAAGGCTTAATCCATTTATCGCTATCTACATCTACGTCTTCTTGACTACCAACCACTTCAAGAGCTTCAATTAAACATGCCCAACGAACTAGTTCATCAAATTCCATTGTCTTAGTACTACCGTCTTTTAAATTAAATTTAAAGTTTTTCATAGTTTTAATAATTATATTATAGTTCCGTTCCTTGTTTGTACTCAGAAGTGATTTTTATTTCACCATCTTCAGGAAGCTCCTCTTTTGTAAGATCGGCAAAGGATTGGTTAATACTGACAGGTTGGGTAAGAAGAGTTGGTGTAACATTAATTTCAAGCCTGAAGTCATTATTGCAATGTTCGCAAGTATAGGTATTCTCCAGGTTCATAAATATATTTTCCGTGAAAGTATAATTACCACAGGGGCAAGATATAGATACCTCACTTAAGTCGAGTAGTTGTTGTAGTTCGCTTTCGAATTCTACAGTTAAATTGTCTACTTTGTTAATTCTTAAAGAGGAAACAATAAACGACGTTAAAAATTGTAATACAAAAGCGAGTACTGCAGTTTCCCAGAATCCAAATACATTACGCAACCCAAAACCAATAGCAACCGATACTAATACAGTAATGAGAAGCGACCTTAAAATAGTCATATAGCTATTTTAGCCAAGTCGTCCGGAATATCAAGTATTAACTCATTGATCTGATCAATTTTATCTGTTATGTTTTGTACAGCGCCTTTATTAATTTTACCGGCTGCTTGATCAAATGGTAGTTCTGTAGGATCACCCTGTACTGGTTGATTAACTGCGCGAGCTAACATATTACGTATATTTGCTAGTCTAGAGAAAACTTCACACAGTTCCTGGGTCATAGGTTCGAGCTCAAACGGTAAAATAGGCGGGGCTTTTTGATGTTTTTCATTATCCTTGTACATAGATATTTGATCCTGTACATTCATATGAAAATTAATAGGCTTATCTTCAGGGCCTACACTATAAGGAAAATCCGCTCCATCCATGTAATTATTTATGCTAGAGACTAAATAATTTTATGACTAAATTCGAAAGACGTTTTTATAAATCTCTCACCGAGCAGGCAGTAGAAGAGCGAGAAGCTTTTGAGGCAGAATTAGATGATAATACTAATGCAGGAGACTTTGATGTTGATATTGATGTTGATGAGACTGTTACTGAAGAAGATCCAAACGTTAAAGCAGCGCTAGCTGTTAGTGAGCGTAATGCAGCTATGAGAGCCACACTTGAAGGCTGGGTGGGTGAGATTGAAACCTTTTTAGAGTACTTAAATGGGTCGTCTCCTGACTCTATTCAAACTCTTCTAGCAAATGCAGAACCCGATACTATTTTTGATAGAATGAAAGCTTCAGAACAACGTAAAATTGCTAGAGTTGCAACAGAGCTTGCTGCGTTAAACGAATCATTTAAAGGTTACCTCGCACAAACTGGCAATGCTCAGTTTAAATACGTCTGATTTCGATATTTTTTAATTTCGGATAACCTTACAATACCTTCGATTCCGTCGAAGGTATTTTTTTCTATAAAGCTCCACTTTATTTCATCTATCTTACAAGCTATAGCAATATCATTAAAGTCTTTAAATCTCTTACCGAACTTTTCCGGCCATATAAACACTCTCTCCCCTTGTTTCAATAGTACTTCAGACTTTACTAAGGATGCTTGATCAACCCATTGTGAATCAAGTATCCACGTCTTATCATACCATTTAAGCGTTGTATTTAACTGCTCTTCCTGTCGTTGCGTAAATGATTTACCCCGCTCAGTAATACCCGCTACAGCAATTGAATTTTTCGTAAAGAATGCATTAATCGGTCCCTCGAAGATATAAACACAGTCATGATCGCTACTTACACGGTCAATATTAAAAAGAGTTTTCTCCGCGTTAACCTTACCTAAATATTTCGGTTTAACTTTATTGTCTTTATTTAAGACTGTCCTAGTTTGATAAAACTCAATCTCATCACACTCATTAAAAAACGGTATAACGAGTCTATTTTTATGAACCATATCAGTTAATGATACATATAACGCTGAAGGTTTATTTACGGCAGTATCTAACCGCCTTTCCTTAATTAAATGCCGAACAGCCGTAACAACGTTGCTGTTACTATAAAAGTCAAGCTGAAGCTCGTCAGACAAATTAATACAGTCCTTAGGTAAGGTAGTGACTTTAAAGTTTGGTTTAGCATCTTGATCTCTATCAATAATATCTTTAACATCCGGAACATGGTCTTTTAATTCTTTGATTACATCTTCGTCTGTTGTGTTTGAAACTTCCTTTATCCACCTTAATGGCTTTCCTGACCAACCACAATTATGACAAAATATGTTTTCGTTTTTTGGAATATAGTAACACCGTCTTTTTTTACCTAAAGACTTTCCTTCCCTACATATCGGACAACTACACTGATATACATTGTTAAATTTGTTATACTTTGGATAATAACCAAGCTCAAAAAACTTAAGTATAACAAAGTCTTCAGGAAGCGATATCATTTAACTTATTATACAGACTTTTCATAAAAAACAAATTATGCCAATCTTCTTTTTTATCAAGAATGCGTTTGAACGAGTGTTCTTCACAATACTTAAGGAACGTCTTATAGCAAGGATTAACTTCAACTGCTAATTGCTCTTTATAATACTCTTTTTCTTCTGGAAGCGATTCATACTTATCCAAACAAAATATATCTAAATTTCGTTTGAATATTTCTCGCTGTTTTTCGTCTAGCATATAGCTTGGATCCTCAAAATACCTTTTAACTGATGCTTTACCAAAGCGGGGGATACCTGGGACATTATCCGACTTATCACCTGTTAAACATTTTGCTGTAAACCACTGCTCTACAGAACTATACCCTGTCTGTTTTTCGAAATTATTTTCTTCGAAAAACTTTTTCCGAATAGGGTCATATAAAGTACACTCTTCACTAACTAGTTGTAAAAAATCTCTATCTACAGAAATTATAACCTTCGAGCCTTCGTGCTCTCTGCAAATATACGCAACAATATCATCAGCTTCTAATTCACGAGGGAAGATAGAGTTAATTCCCATAGAATAGAGAATCGATTTAATTACCTCATTATTTTGATGTGGAGTGGAATCTTTTGACCTATTACCTTTATATTCCTTTAGTATACTCTTACGTATATTGGGTTTATACTCTTTCTTTTCATCCCATACAAATACTGTATTATCCGGAACAAACTGCTTCACGTAAGAGCTCACAGCGTTAAGCGTAAAGTATATATGGAAGTTACTTACCTGGTAATCCGAGTGGTTTTCCGTCTTTTTCGACTGAGCTTTCGCTGTATAAAACGTTCGGTGTATTAAGTTGTTTCCGTCTATTATCAGAGTTTTCATTCTTTTTATATTGTGCTTCGACAACAGAATATACCTTTTTAGGTAGCTTCTCTACTAATGTTATTATATTATTGTTCCTTCCATTATCAAATGATTCTCTCGGAACTTTAATATTTTCCATTTTTGGAAGGGAAAGACAACCAATCGTATCTTCCATCAACTCAACTATAGCAAACATTTGACCTACGTAGTCACCGGTTTCTACAGCGTATATCTCTCTTTTACAACAACTCATCTGGACCCGGGGGATTTAACCCTTTCATTGAATGTGTTTCAGATGCAAAGTATTTTAATAAAAAGGAATTTAGAGCTTCTGCTTGTTGTGGTGTATTTGCCGCTTTTATGTCTAAATGCCTACCGTTGAAGTCATACCCTAATAAAATGTAACAATCTAAATATTCACTAATTATAGAAGATATCCTATACGCTAAATCTTTACGTCGTTTAAACGTTTTTTTCTCCTTGATACTTTCCTTGAGAGCTCGTTCAACCATTTCTCTCAGCTCTTCATCATTATCGAAGCTTTGATCTTGATCTTCATCACCCATATTATTATTTATTTAAAAAATCACTTTCATCCTTCTGACGAACGCCGCTCTTTAAGAGCTTTTGAACAACAACTTCAATAGAATCGGTCTTTAAACTAAAATTACTATTAAAAATTTGATTACCATCGTAAAAAGAAAACAAATATTCCCCTTTAAACGGCGTATTTTCAAAACATGTAACAAATACTGAAGCTCCACCCGGGTCAATTAAAACTGTCCACTTACGCGGATCTCCTTCGCGATACTTATCAAACACACGCCAAGTAACAAAATCATTATCCTTTAGTCTCTTAATAAAGTACCCCGGTGTTTTTAGTTTATTTTTCTTTTGGTTCACAATCATTGAGTCAAGGCTGATATTATATACTTTAATTTAATATCGTTGCTTTGAATATCAAATACAACAACACCATACTCAGTATTAACTCTTACAGTAAACTCTTCATCAATTACAGATAAAAGTCTTATATTATCCAAATTTACCGGTATAGGATCTAACGTGAAGTCAGCACTGCAAACAGACAACGTAAAGTTATCTGTATTATGTCTAGCTCTATCTGTGAGCTCAGCCATTAATTTATTGTTATCAGTATAAAAATAAATCTTGTTAGTTTCATGAGCAAATCCACAACCTTTAAAAATACGCTGTAAAGTATTTTTGTCTAATTTAAACTCAACATCGTATGTAAACTTATTAATTTTATCTAAATTAATATTAGGTCGAGTTATAAATCCCTCTTCATAGAGATGGTATTTAAATTTAATATCAGCGCCTTTATATTGAATATTGTTTTGATTAATAATTAAATCAACGCTTTCACCTTCAATAGTATCAAGGACGTGCTTGAGCTTTTTAACATCAGGTATATTTAAAGTGCCTTCTGCCCCTTCAATACCTTCTAACTCAGTATGGAGTATTAATGTACTATCTATACTCGAAACAAGAGCTACTACCTTCTGATCCTTAATATCAAGGATTACTCCCTGATCATTAATTTTTGATATAGCGTCTAAAAATTTAAGAAACTCGCTTTTGTTTGTTAGCTTTAGAAGGTTTTCCATTATCTAATTTTAAACTTATTTCTTTAAGAATCAAATTTTGTTTTTCGAGTATACTAATAAGCTTGTCTACTTTACTCGGTTCGCTAAAATCTAAATCTAGTTGCCCAGGTTCTCCTTCTGGGCCTTTTGGTCCTACAGGTGGTGAGGGTATAGATTGTTGCTGCAATTCCTGCGCGGCTTGCTCCGGTGTGACTGAAGTTACTTGCGGAGGTAATGCCTCTGGAGGTTGTTCCTGTTGTGGTGGCGCCTGTGGGTGTGGCCTTTGAACAGTTGGCATTCTCGCTGTTTGTTCGAAAACTTGCTTTAACTGGGTAGAATTGGGAGATAGATTCCCGGTCTGACCAACAATCATTTGATCTTGTTTATGAGCATGGCCATAAGTCTGGCCCATAAACTGCATAACAGCAGCTTTTTGCTCTGGTGTCATTGGTGGCTCTTGCATATTAGAGATCCTTTAACAAGTCGTCAATATCTTCTTCTACCGTGTCATTAGCAACAGCTACTGGCTCTGGCTCTGCTGGAGTTGCTTCCGGAACGGGCGCTGTTGTCTCCGGAGTAGTATCTTCAGTCTTGCAATAGTAATGCTCATTGAACATTTCCTTAAGATCATCATAAGACTTAAGAGTAAACACCTCGGTAAGATCAAACACACCGTCGTAAATATCTTTTTGCTGGTCTTCCGAAAGATCAACTTTACCAGCAGCGGTAAATCTCGAAGAAACGTATGTCGGAAAATCACCTTGCTGCTCAACCTTGATCTTAAAGTTTACACCTTCAGAGCCAAGATCGAAAATACGTGGACCAAACTCTTCAGCATCTTCACCTTCGATAGCTTCAGTAATAATTTTTTGAAGCTGCTTACCATACCGGAGAATTTTTACCTTGCCGTTGTTATCCGGATTAACTGGATCATCAATAACGTAAACATTTACAAGCCACTTTTCCAAGCGACGTACAGCACTCATTTTTTCTTTTTCCTCTTCACTTCCAGTCCGAAGAACCTTAAAACGCTCTTCCGCGATAGGATCACGCTCACCAAACGTCTGCGGACTTAACGTCTGCACATACTGTCCAGTAGCAAAAGAATTCCACCCGTGATTGTAATAATGAAAAAATGTCTTACTAGGATCTTTTGCAAAAGGCAAAAGTCTAACCGTAAACGTATTACCGACCTTAGTCTGCATAATTTCGTTGAATGTAGCAGAGCCCTTACTATCAGAGCTTGCTAACGCGTCTTTAATTGATTGAAACATTGAAGTATTAAAAGTACTCATGCCATAATTATAACGACTGCGCGCTGAACTTCAACAGTTTTTGTTCTATTATTTTCAGACCCTTTTTTGCCTTTTCCTTAAGCGATTTGGAACTTAAAAATTTAATACGTGTCTTGGAATATAAATCTATAAAATCAGGTATAAACCAATTGAATATTTCTGTATCTATATCTTTTACTGCTGTATCCATATAAAGCGCGTGTAGTGTATAGAAATTGATATGGTGGTTTTTTAAATGATAAAATACTTCTGGTATTGCACTATCCGGTAAAAGATCCGAAGCTACTCCCGGTATATATGTTTTATATTCCTGGAGTGTTATTTTTTTATCATCGCAGTAATTGTAAATAAATTTTAAACATTCCTTTAATGTATCGATAGTATCTTCACTATCCGGGTCTTGTGTTTCCTTATCCTTACAATACATTGAATAACATTTAATTGCTCTTCTCGTATTAAAAAAAGATAAGTCAAAGTAATTATCTGCACCATACACCTTATAAGGGGCAATAAAAAAATCGCTATAATTTATATGCGTATATTTTGATAAAAGTAAGTTAAGCTTCTTTAGAGCTACTTCATCTTTACTTTCTAAATTATCAAAATTCTGTCTTAGCCGGACTGGCTTGTTCTTTGCTTTTCGAGACGCGTATAAAAAACTGTTATATATAGATTTTTCCTTTTCATTAATCATAACTTGATGTTTGAATTAGCATTAAGGAACTTTGTAATATATTTCGATTTGGTAATCGAAGGTTCAAAGTCTATAAATAGTTTAACTACATCAAAGTTAGTTTCAATGGTTAAAAGGTCTTTTAGAATATTTCTAAGTCGCTCCTCCTGTAATACCAAGATAAACACATTTTGTAATGAGAGCTTTTTGCCCTTTAATAGAGAACAAAATGTACAAAAGCACATTAACAAGTGATCAGATTCGTCCCTAATTAACGTAGAGGAAGGAGATTTGGGTGTATTAACAACTAGCATGGGACAAACTCCTTGGTTAAGGTTGCAAATCTATCAGTTAACCTACCGCCAGCAGCAGAGGCGTGTCCTCCACCATCACATAGTTTACGAGCTAGTATACTAACATCAACATCACATAATTTCGATCTTCTAAATGACACCGTCTTAGCTTGTGTATTGACTATAATGCTAATATCAGCTTTATGCTTTTTAATTAAGTAGTGTGCTAGTTCACTTATTGCATAGTTCGCAAAAGTAGCAACAACATTATAGTTTTTTACCGTACCCTTAAAGGTGTCATTGGTTAATTGGTCTTTAAATTTTTTAAAGTAAAGCTTAATAGCGTTTTTTTCTTGAATAGTAAATTCTCTTAATCCAGCTTCGAACGCATTAATAAAATTTTCCGTCTTTGGAGAATTAAGATTGTAATATATTGCATTAAGTTTTAAAGAATCTTTATTTTCAGCATTATACCAGTCGTATGATTCAATGCACTTTATTAATTCGCGTTGTTCAGTTGTTAAATTGGATAAATGCGATTTAAATTTTTCGTATATTAAACTCACACTTGAATATGTATCTGAATCAATTATAACTTTAGCTTTTTTATATAAGTGCTTGTTAGTAGCATGATTTTTATGTGTATCAATAACCACAACATTTTCTCTATCTACAAGATGTACTTGTTCGGTTGTTAAATCGAGATCTGCTATATATACTCTGTCATAATGATCTAGAGTGTGCAGCGCCCCTTTAAACCTGCCCGTTAACGTAGATTCAGAAACATCCTGTATACTGAAGGTATCAGCATCTTTATATAACCACTTTAACACTAGTGCTGATCCAGCTCCGTGTAAGTCGATATCTGTCCATACTTGGATATTCACTATTATTATTTACAAAGAGTTCCTTATGATGCAAGTCCAGCTAATGCGTTAAGAGTCTCCATGCTATCGTCTTCAAATTCAACATCATCTGCTTCTTCAATTGAAAGAGTAGAGTAGTTAATGCGCATAGCTTGTGATGTACCTCTCGGACCGTACCGGTTTTTCATCATTCCTAATCTGATAATTCCTAATTCTCTATCTTCTTCATTTTGAAAGATAGAGCATATAACATCTGCTGTTGCTGCTAGGCCAATAGATTCTGAAATAGTTGCAAGATCCGGATTATCTGTATCAAACCCCGCGCGGTTAAGCTGCGTTGCAGAAATGATAGGACAATTAAACAGATAGCTCATTGCACGTACTTGTTCAGTAACATGCTTAATTCGTTCATATGAATTATTACCCATTGTCGAGTGCATAAGGTTAAGATAGTCGAGTACAATCGCATCTAACTCAATACCTTGTTCTTGAAACTTTTTAATAAAACCTTTTAACTGATTTGGAGTAATGGTTGATGGTGGAAACTCCTTAATAAAAATTTTACCTTTTTCTTCGCTTATAGCTTGTTTAATAGCTGGAGTATTACCAACTAACTCCTTCATAGGTACCTTTGTTACATTAGTACAAATACGTCTAGCGTACAAAAGCTCTGACATCTCTAATGTTACTAATAAAACATTCTTACCTTCATGTGCAATATTATGTGCAATGTTTCCTAAAAAGATAGATTTACCAATATTCGTTTCACCAGCGAAAACGTACAAGGATTTACCTGCCTCTAAAAAACCACCACCTAAGTTATTATCTAACCATTCCCACTTACTTGGAATATGTCGTTCAACGGAGTTAATATCATCTATTAAAGTGTCAATATTAGAGTATAGGTCTAATCCTAAGTCGGTTACAAGACTAATGTTACATGATTTTTCAAATTTATCTAAAACATCAGATGTATCTACCTTACCACTAGATACATCTTCTGCTACGTTAAGCATTGTATGATAGACAGCTTTTTCTTTTAGGAACTGTTCCGTATTATCATATAATTCATCACGATCTAAGTTTTTATCGATATCGTTAAATGATTGAACTAGCTCTTTAAACGAACTCTTTTGTTCATCTGATACTAAATACGATTTAATCTCTGTTACAGTAGGAAGCTTATTTCGATTTTCTGAAAAGTCCTTAATAATAGAAAAAATGCTAGCAATTGCTTTATTTTTAAAGTAGTCTGGTTGAACAAAGTCAGCAATAGAAGCGAGATAAGTCCCATCTGTAAGAGACTTATACATGAGGACATTTTCAAAATAATCTAAGTCCAGTTTACTCACAATATAATAGTATTATAGGTTATTTCGTTTTCCACTTGTCTAAAAACCACTGCTGACCTTTGTTAAACTCCTTGGTAAAGGAAGTAAGACCAGGAGAGTTATGTGTTATTAAAATATCACCTACACCTAATTTAAATCCTTCTTTATGACATTGCATAGAATAATCTAAATCATAAAAATGCCATTTAGATGGACAATCTTCATCAAAGCGAACCTTTTCAAACACGCGTCGGTGAATTGCTAAAAAGACACCATCAAGTAACACAACTCGTTTCGGGTATTTACCAAAAGCTGTCATATGTTTATTGGTTTCGTTTCCATGAGCAACTGCTCCGTACAAATTACCTGATCCAAAACCACCGCCCATTAAATGCCATAATGCTGGTGGTTTTAATTTTACTTCTGTCGTACCAGCGCACCCTACAACATCAAACTTCTCAAACAAACTATCTAATTTACTTTCAGAATAATTTTCTAGGATGACATCGTCGTGAACTAATACCAACTTTTGCACATTTTCTTGTAAGGCAAAGTCGATAGCTTTGTTATATACTTTTTGTAGTGAGTCTTTATTATTTTCCTTAAAAACTACAGTATCATTTTCTGTTGTTTTCCATAATAATGTATCTTTTTCTTTACCTGCTGTTGCTGAAAATATCATTGTATTTATCATATAAACGAAAACGGAGAATCGTGTTTAAATTTACCTACCTTGTTCCATCTACGTGTTTTGTTATTCAATTTAACTATTACGCCTTCCGAGAGTTCCTTAAAACCGGTTCCAGCCATTGTTGAATAGTCACCCTTTGTGTTGCAATGAAGAATTGATCCTGATCTCGCGAGAAACACTTCATTAGTATCACAAAATACCATGCTTAAAGCATACGTACCAGCTAACAACTGCAATGTCTTTTTAATAATTGGAACAGGGTTAACTGTTACTACTCCTTTACTGTGTTCTTTTTGTGTAAAGTGTTCTAATACATTAACAATTACAGCTGTATCTACACTATTTTGTATAAAACTACAATATTCTCTTTTAAGTTTTTTATGATTAGTTAAAACACCATTATGCGAAACCATCCATGAAAGAGATTCAAAAGGATGTGAAGTATCATACTCCCACGTTCTTTTTGCTGAAGTTGGAGCCTGTACATGTCCTAAAAAATAATCAGCACTAGGCTCATATGTATATTTATCGAAATCTATATCACCTTGCTTTTTACGTATAAATTGATCATCTTCTGACAAGCTCACTACGCTGCTAGCAAAATTACCTCGTTGCTTATTAGCTTCATATAACACCTCAAACATCGAAGTATCAAAAGATCCAAAAATAGCGCACATAATGTATATTAATATATCTTGTTAGATTATCAATTGTTACAACACTGTTGTATTTAAATTTTTTAAATATCCCGGAATCCACTCTTCACAAAAATCTTTACCTCGTCCGCAAAAATGGCGAACATAAGGAGATGTATCGGGATCCGTAGGTAAATTAAAGTGTTGTAATATACCGTATGGTAGTACTACGCTATTATCTTTTAGTCTTTCTACGTTACTTCGCCACATCTCTCTAAGAGCGCCTTGATCCCATGCTCTAATAAGTGACGTGTGTTTATCTATTTGTATACCTCTTGCTGCCCACTTTTGCAAAATATTAATACACCTAGGTGTATTTTTTATAATCATAATACCAGTGTTTATTTCATGCTCAATGTAATTAATAAAATCTATGTCCGGGTACTGTTTCTGTAGTTGTTTAACAGAGGCTTGATCCTTTTCCGTGAGAACCGACCAAGATATCTTAGAATCAACGGGCGTGAAAGTATTACGTGCATACGTAATATCTACAATGTCATTATTTTCGTCTATACGATGAGAGTCACTCCACTTTGCAAGACCTCGAAGACCTTCAATTTTTTTATGAGAATCACTCGGGTGGTCTTGACTTAAAATTAGGTCTTTATCGCTATATAACTTAATAATATCTTCAATTCGGCCCTTGTCAGTATAAAAATGTGCATCAGCATCAATCCACACAATATAATCATAATCTGTTATATGCCCTAAAAGCATAGGTACTTTTTCCCATGGTGGTTCATTACGAAAATCGTTACCACTTGGTTTGTCGCAATGTATTAAGTCATAGCCATGTTTATTGCAATATATTTTATTAATTGCGTAAGATGCATTAGCAAATCTCGCACCATACACATCATCAAACCACATTAAAACTGCTATATTTAGATCACTCATTTTTCCCAATCAAACTTAAAACCGGGTTCCCACATATATGAGTTATCTACATAACGACTAGACGGTCCTTCAGGCCCCTCCTCACGAATTCGTTCACAAATTTTTCTCATTCGTAATAAGTGTGCACTCGGTTCACCTATAGATTGTCTATGATCCTTAGGTATCCTCCAAAACAAATCAATATTACCATATCTTTTGTCTTTAGCTA